TTTTTTAGTACCTTCCAGGCGATGTCCTTCGCCATGCGGTAGGTGGGGGCGGCGTAGAAAAAGGTTTCGCCGGGGCGTTCGATTGCCCCACGCAAGAGTTCGATGCAGGAGAGGTAGCTCTTGCCGAAACGGCGGCCGGCAACCAAGACACGGAAGCGTTTACGGCTGGAGAACACTTGCCCCTGGGCGTAGCGGAGCGAGAGGGTTCCAGCCGTGTCAGTCACTTTTTCGGGGACGGGTACCTTCTAGGGTATTACAGAAATTCGACCCCTCCCCCCCCCTAGTCGTCGCTGGTGCGGACGCAGTAGCTACTAAAGGTATACATACCTAGTGGGCAAACACCACCAGCGGAGTTGATGGCTTGTTTTGGGCGGGAAACGGAGCTGGGGACGCAGTAGTTGCCTTGGGTGTAGTACCCCAATGGGCATGTCTGACCCACGCGAATGACGGGGATGACTTGGGCGAGGGTGAGTGCCAGTGAAAGCATCGGAGGCTGTAGTACAGAAGAGCTTAGTTTACTACAGAAGAGAGAATTGCGAATGTATCAGTAGGTTCCCTGCCCCCCGGTACGTACGTACTATTTCTGCAACCCTCCCCCCGGCTAGTACATCTACACTGTAGTACATCAGTACCTCCGCAGGAAATTTTATAAATTTTCGGGCAGCCTGTGCCGGTGAGGGTAGTGGCACAGCCCGCAGGGGGAGGGGGCGGTTCAGGTGTTACACTTAAGGAGTCACCAAAGGGAAAACGTCCCATGACCGCCAACGACTGGGCCAACGTCCACAACTGCGCCTGGCAGCGCGAGCAAGAAGCGAAGTTCTACGGCGAGCGCGACGTGGAGCGTCGGGAGTATTTCGCGCAGCGCCGCATTGCCGCCAAAGTCCGCACAATGCGCCAGCGAAACGCGCAGGCTGTTGCGCTTCGCGGTGATGCCATCCCCTGCTACTGAGAGGAGACGCGCAATGCTCAGCCCTTCCATCAACCCCAAACTCGCTGCCGGCCTGCTGTTCGCTGGCGCCGCGTGCTGCAGCTTCCTTCCCCTCACCGCGCTTCTGGTGTTCGCTGGCGGTGGTGCGCTCTACCTGGACGCCAGCCGCTAGCAAGCTACTGCAGCAGACCTAATGCCGCTTCCCGCAAGGGGGCGGCTTTTTTATGCGCCGCGCTTGTCGTCGATCTCCACGCGCAGCACGGGGGCCGCGGCGGCCTGCGCTTCCGGTGCGACTTCGCCGACCACTGCGCCAAGGTCACGCATCAGCAGCTGAGCGCTGCCGATCTGGCCCTTCCGGATCGCGGCATCGATGGCCCGCATCCGCATGGCCTGGAGACGTGAAACTATAGAGTCCCGATCCTTACTCCAATCCTCCTCGTTCCATTGTTTGACCGCATCCCAGTCTCTCCAGGCTGTAACTTCGCCGATACCTTCACGATCAGCATGATCTAGAACCAGCTGACGAACAGGCAAGCCAGTCAGTTGCCGCTTATAAAGTCGCTTCCGCCGCTCCTCAATCACCGCATCAGGATTGCGCTTCCCATACGGCCGCTGCGGTTTGGTTACATCTTGGCCGGTGGAATCCTCCACGGTTTGCATCACAAACGCTATGGGCCCATGCTAACCTCTGACGCCCACAAAAAAGACCCGGCACAATGGCCGGGCCGTTGATCGGTGGGGGTGCCAGTCAGCAGAAGGTCAGCACGTAGCCGCGCTCAGTGCTGGCCTTGGCCACCAAGGCATAGGAAGGAGCACCGTTGAGACTGCTCAACTGCTGCAGCCATTCCACCGCGGCGGCGATGTGATTTTCGCTGCTGTTGAGCGCGTGCCGGTACCCGTAAGCCTTGCAGCCCTTGCGGCTGCCCACAAACGACACCAGGATTCGGCTCCCCTTGGTGTTGGTGGGGCCGGCGTAACGGGTCTCAACAGTCCAGCTGTAGCCGCACTGGCGGTCTAGTTCCTGGAGATCCAGCAGTGACAGGGTGGCATCAGCCGGGAAGCTCCAGGCAGCGCGGGCGGCGGGGGTGATAATCGGCATAGTGCGAGCCTTGGTAGGGTTTGCTCTTGTGCAATAGTACAGCCGGGAGCGGCCCGGCGTCAAGTGCGGTAAGGTGCCAGCCCCAGCCAGCAGCGGACTGCATCGATCCGGCGGTAAGTTTTGCCGGCCCCGTAGCGGTTCCAGTGGGTAGCCTGCGCGGTGCCGTGGCTGCTGAACCGGGGGGCTGCCCATTGCCACACCGCCAGGGCCTGCTGGCGTTCCAGTCCTTGAAGCTGCGTGGTGATCTGGTCCCAGCTGAGACCTAGGAACCGTTCGGGCCGTAGGCGCGGGGTTTGGTATGCCATGGCATGGTTTGCCGAAGTGCTCCCATACAGTAGCACACCAGGCAACCCCAGCCGGTATTGCGGGCCGTGCTACTGTTACAGCTGAAGCCCTAACCACACCTAGGAGGCTCCCCAATGAACCGACCCCTCGGGCCGCTCCAGCGGAACATGCTGGCCTTCTGTCAGCGCCACCCCGGACGTCATACGATCCACCCGGACAGCAAGACAATCAGGATCGCCCGCTCGCTTGAAGCCCGCGGGCTGCTGCATGTGACCGATTGCGGCATGTGTACCGCCAGCGGCTGCCCTGTGCTGATGGTCTCGCTTGCGGAGGCGCTCCAGTCATGAGCGGAGAATGGAACACTACGCGCGAGCGTAAACAGCTGGCCCTAGATGCCCGAGAGCTTGAGCGCGAGCAGCTGCGGCTGGAGAAGCGCCAGCTCCGGGATCTCCGCTGGGCAGTAGAACGCTCCAGCCTGGCCGCTTCGGACTGGGCTGATCTCCTGGCCCTTCAAGCTGCCCATGGCAAAGAGGGCCCGCTCCAGCTATGGCGGGAACTGGTGCCCTACTGGAGGGCCTGTCAGCGTTGCAACGGCGGGGCTGACATACCCCCAGGCCTTTTTCCACAGGCTATGGGTATTTTTCCGCGCACCGTTCCCACTAACGCCCCAGATGTTGCGGGGAGCGCAGCGACCCGCGCCCCAGCCAATAGGACCCGCTCCAGCAAGGGGGCAGCCCGCAAGGTTCGATCCGATGCCGGCGTGGCCCGTAAGCGCTCCAGCAAGGGGGCGGCCTAAGGGCTGCCCTTTATACTGGTCACCAGTTCTGGCAGGTACGCCAGGCCGTGGGAGGCGCAGGCTGAAAGGTAAGCGGCCCGCGCCTCCGCTTCACTGTTGAAAGGCCCGAACCTATGGGTCACCCCGCCGACTTGAATGGTTGCGCTCCAGCTGCGCTTGCCTTGAATGGCACCCCCGCGGCTGCGCTTAGTGTTCTGCATGTTCTGCCGGCGGGTCACCTCCCGGAGGTTGTACCAGCGCTGGTTGAATGGGTTTCGGTCGATGTGGTCAATCTCCATCCCTTGAATGGGCCACCGGCCAGTGATCCAGGCAAATACAACCACCCCGTAGGGATGCCGAGACCTGTAATGAATGGAAAGTTGATGACTTCTTTTACAGCGATTGCCCCTCAAAGGGCGGTCGTTATCGCGGCGGTGAAGCGTTCCAGTGAATGGGTTGTAGGAATACTTTTCCCACAGGTCCTCTACAGGAGGACGCACGTTAAACTGTGACATGATGACCTGAATGGTAGGTTGTCCGGCCTGAGGTGGTTCCAGCCACGCTCAGGCAACCATTGTACCAGCGGGTCTCAGGCTGAGACTTGAATGGGATTCTGAAGAGCGGAGTAATACTGCTCCACCCTGGTCATGAATGACTTCTCAGCCTGCTGCAGTTCTTCGGGGGTCATCCAGTGAATGTTTGGCGCTCCACAACGGCGGGCCAGAACGATCACAGCTCCAGTCGGTTCCAGTCCGGTCAGGTGTTTTAGGCCGAGGCTGTAAGCCCCACACTGGTCGATGTATGAATGACCTGGGGGCAAGCGTTCCAGGCCATCTTCATCTTTTTTAGTTTTGCGCCCGACGCTGGTTTTCCAGTCGGCAACCACGATGGAGTTGTTCTTGAATCCCAGCAGGGCATCTGCCGTTCCAGCAAATCCTGCCGGGTGGTGGATGCTGAATTCGCTGGCGAAAATTTCGGTGACGTTCTCGGCGATCCAGTCAGACAAGCTGCGGGCGTAGCCGGAGGCGCTCCAGCCAACGCGGGGAACGTTGGGGCGGACCCTTTTCAATGCCCATTGCGTGATTGG